TAAGTGAAATAACATAGAGTCAAACTCTGCTTCATATTCTTTCATCTGATCCATAATTAAATAATTCATAAAATCTTTTACACGAGTTGCTTGTTGTTCTGTTTGTGGATTTTTGACACCTATAACTTGTGTTCTTACGGGTCCGTCTGCTGGCAATAATTCTTTATAAGCTTGTGCTTGGAATTGTGTAACAGCCTCTGCTAATACTGGGTGTGTTGCACCTGATGCACCTTGAAAAGGTTCTGTTCTATTTTCATATTTAAATCCAAGAAGATCTAAACCTGTTGTGTAAGATTGTTCCCAATCTTTTCTTGATGCTTTGTAGTCCATGTAGTTTTGCACCATGTCATTACCTACAGGTTCTAAAACATCATCTGGTAAAAGTTCTGCTAAATTATCAAAATGATTTTCTGTGCCCGGTATATTTATAGCTCCCGGTTCATAGTCAATAGTAGCACCACCATCTTCTTCTGGTATTACTTCTACTGGTCCTCTTGGGTCTTGTTGTTCTTGTTCCTGAACAGCTACTTCTTGTAATTCCGCGTCTGAAGGAATCTCTTCTTTGTTTCTAGTGTTCGGGAGTCCTTTGTCTATTTCTGCCATTTAATACTCCTATATATTTCTAGCACGTTTTATTAAACCTTGCAACCCTTGTGAATCAGGATTCATTGATTCTACCTGTGGGCCTTCATCTATACCACCGGATAAACCAGCAATACCACCACCTGCAAAAGGTGTTAGCTCTGGTCCTCTTTCTTGTAATAAATTAGAATAGTCTTGTTCAAGTCCAGATATTTTATCTGCAAGTTTTCGTTTACCAATATCTCCTTGTAAAAATTTACCAAAAAAATTGTCTTGAACTGATCGTGCTTTTTCAAGATCAGCAAATATGTTTGCAGCTTTAAGATCTTGTTGTGTTTCTTGAAATTTACCTGATGCCATATCTCCAAGAATAGTATCCTCCGTACCACTAGATCTATAATCTTTAAGAATATTATCTAAAAAATTACTCTCATCTTTTAATGCTTGTTCTGTTCTTATGGCTTGATCTGTTTGAGATAGATCGTCATCAGGACCAACAACAAACTGATCTCTAGGTTGTTCTCTTAACGCTTTAACTTGATCTTTTAAATTACCAACTTTTAAATCTTGTTTAAGAATAGTATTTAATTGATTAGTTTGATTTAATACGTTTGCAAAGTTACCTAATTGTTCATCGCTGTAACCAAGACCACTAAATCTTTTAAACAATTCTTTTTGTGGATCTATTTTTGTTTTTTCTCCAAGTGCATAATTAAATATACTATCGCCAACAGCTTCTTTAAAAGTTTTACCAGATGTTAACATGTCATAACCAACGAACCCTGCCTCTGTTGCAGCTGTAAAAGCTATTGCAGCAGGTCCAAATAAATTTCGTAACGCAAAAGCACTTTTGATTCCTGCGCCTGTTCTTAAAATTTGTTTTGCAAGAGCCCCCTCTGGAGCTCCTTCTTTTACACCTGTTTTAATTATTTGTTCTAATTTATTACGTCCTTTGATTGCGCATTCAGTTGGACCACCGTTACTTAATAAAATTCTACCACCTGCTGATTTACCACAGCCAAGTTTTTCTAACAGGCTTAAAACAGGTTGCACTTGTTTTGTAATAGCTTTTTCTTGAGATTGTAAAGATTTAAAAGACACACCTGCTTTTTGAAAATCTGATTGTAAATTTGGATCGTTTATAAATTTAAAAACTCTATCATATATTTCACCAAAGTTTTTTTGAGATAAATCTGTTTTTAAACTAAAAGGTTTTGCACCATAGTCTATAATTTTACCAGTCTTTGTAATACCACCAAACTCTTTTGGTAAATAACTTTGTAAGTTTACAATTGCCTCCAGTGCTTCTTTATTTTTTGTTGCATATGCTTGACCTAAAGCTTTATCAAATTGTGCTTTAAAAGCACGTTGATTTAAAAATTCAGGTATAGGTCTAACTCTAATTAAATCTTTAGGAGATACTCCTTCTTCTAATTGTCTAAGAAAATTTAAAGGGACAACGTGATCTAAATTAGCAGCAAAAAATTTACCGTATTGTGTTTTTTTAATTTGATTATTTAAAGTATAAAAGTCATCTAATTTTTTTAAAATAGGTTTTAAGTTTTCATCACCTTTGTATGCATCTATTACTAAATTTTTTACTCTATCTTTTAACGGAACTTTAGTATTTTTTATAGAATCATGCACAGCGTCAAGTTGATTTATATTAAAATCTTTTAGATACACGGCGCCTTGATCACCAACTCTTAAATAAATATCTGTGTATAGACCCTGTAGATTTTTAACAACAGAGTTTTGAGGTATTTTTAACGCTTTACCAATTTCTTCTATTGTTGCATTTTTATTGTTTAATAAATATTTAAATACATCGTCTTTTCTACTTCCAATATTTTTTAATTGTGTTTTAGCAGATTTAACACCACCCTCCTGCATGACTGCTGTTTTACTGTAATTTTTAAATAGTTCTGTTTTTTTAAATTTATTAAATTCTGTTTTTAAATCTTCTAATGATCCTTGAGATTTAGTTTTATTTAAAGCGTCTCTATATTTTTGTGCTAAGTAAGATAATTCAGTTGTAAAATTTCCTGCAGGTGTTTTAACAACTTTAAATTTTATACCTTTATCATCAAGTTTATTTACCCTATTTAATTTTTCTACTTTTTTGTTTAATTCTTTTACAGCAAGTCTATCATTTGCTTTAATCATTCCTTTAGTTTTTTGTTCTCCTGATTTCTGTCCGGCCAAGATAGCTGCTTCTTTCTTTGATAAACGTGTAGCGTAATCAGTTCCTTCTTTTAAATTTCTTTGTATTGTTAAAGAACTAGAACCAGTTCCTTTCATAATTTCGTTTTGACTGGGCAGTTTTCCATCGTTTTCTTTTTTAAATTTTTCAACAAATTTTTGTAATTTTTCTGTTGTACCTACTTTAAAACCAATACGTCCACCACCTGCTTTCATTAATCTTTCGTTTGCATCTAGAAACATTTCTCTATCTAATGCTTGCTGTGGTCTTTGCATTTGACTTGCTGGAATTACTTCACCCTCGTCAAACAATTCCATCAACTCTATAATTTTAAAATCTTTCATTACTCTCCTAACATATAGGCGACACCACCACGTGCTCGTTTAATTTTTTTCTGAGGTATATCTGACGCCTCGTCTATAATTTGTTTTTTAATTATGTCATCAATTTCATCAGCATCTGCTGGTGTGCCGTCTCGATCAAAAGTTACTCTATACTCATCATACTCAGCACCTTCTTTTAAAATTTTTTCTGTGTCTGGATCAAAATCTTGTTTAGGTGGTTTATATTCCATAACAGTTTTGTCTTCTATGGCGTCAAAAGTTTTGTCATCTGCGATCCCAACACCTCCTTTTTCTTTTATAATTTGCATATCACCTGTTGAGATATCCTCTGTAAGTGTATACTCAGACCCATCTTTACCTTTGTAATTATATTCATTAACTCTTTCTTGAGGTTTTACTTTTGACTCTTTGCCAAGATTTTTAATTTTATTTGCAAGATTAAAGAAATAGTCAGGTGGTGCGTTAGCTACATCTTTAGCAGATTCTTTTACGACCTGTTTAGCAACTTCTTTTTTAGGCACTCCGACTAAACCAGATTTGATTGCAGCTATTAATGCTGCGAGACCACCAGCAGTTTTTAAAAACAAACGTTTGCTCGGACTACCAACTTTAAATCCTGCACGTCCACCTTTTGCCATACCTTCAATTAATGGATCACCTCGTTTTAATGTATTAATTACATCTTTATAACTCATGCCATAGTTATCCATGACGTAAGGGATCTGACCTGATTTACCAGAGCCTAATATCATTTGAATATCTTTATCACTTGCGTTACCAAATTTTTTAAAATCAGATACTAATTTTTCTACGCTGTAGTCTCTTGGAGCTACACTTTTTATACCCATCTCCTCATCAAACTTAGCTCTCATCGCAAGTGGTATTGCTTCTTCACCTTCTGCAGTTCTAGTAGGAAATTTTTTCATCATTGCAAACTCTCTTGCAATATCTGGATCTCTTAACACCTGATTTGCTATACCAGTAAAGTCTCCTTTTTTAGTGGCTGCTGCTATATTCTTTTTAATAGAGTCTTCTTGTGTGCCACCCATGATAGGTTCATTAGGATCTAATCTTTTACCTTCTAGATCAAATATTTTAGCCGGGCCTTTTGTAGAGTCCTCTATACTTTTTTTAAATATCTGGTCCTCTAAATTTTTAACAAATCCTAATGCTTGATTATAATCTTTTTCTGATTTGATTAGATTAATATCTAACCCTAAAGGTTTCATTCTTGTTTCTAAAGATTTATATGCAGCCTCCACTGCTTCTTTAGAAGCCATAACACCTCCTCGTTTAAACAATTCTTTTTTTATTATTTGTTCTACGACTTTATTCATTAATAGTAATTCCTTTTACGTTGGCCGAGTTTTTCATCGACATAATCTTCAGGGTGACCGATCAGACCGCCCTGTCTGAATCGCATGATAGCTTGTGTTGTACTATCAACCAAGTCGTCATGATCACCATAAGGAAACGCAGCACACTCTTCAATGACGTCGTCTGCGAATTTCTGCTCAGGTGCCCATATCATACCAGATTCGAACAAAGGTGCAACCGCATTTACACGTGTGTGCTTGTCATTGCCTTTTGACGGAGTATAGTTAACAACGGGTATATCCATCTGTCTTAGCTCGTATGTTAACGGCAAACCAGATGCTTTAGCTTCGATTATAACTGTTTCAGGCTTCCAATAACTATATTGTTCTAACGCTAATCGACGTAGTTCTGGAAACTCGTATCTACCTTTTACT